CCTGTCGTTCATCAAACACAACCAGCCACAAAAATTCCGTGTCGTCTACCAGCAAGAAGACATCGATCTCGATTACCAGCTCGTAGAACGACCGATGCTGACAGGCGGGATCGCGTCGGACGGCATCCAGTACACCGGCTGCATCGACCGGGAACGCCAACCAGGTTTCCTGCCACGCGGACTGTCAGCACCGTGGGTCAGCATCGTCTCCGTTGACCCGTCACCCGCAAACTTTTGGGGTGTCATCTGGACAGTTATCCAACCCGACCTCGGCCTCTACCATGTGATCGACATTCTCAGGGTCAAACTGACCGCCGAAGAACTGTTGGGTTACACGATGGCAACCGGCACATACTCCGGTGTCCTAGAAGACCTGATCGAACGCGGCGAAGATCTCGGCTACCCGATCTCCCACATCGTTGTCGAGGTAAACGCGGCACAGCGGTTCCTGCTCGCACACGACTTTGTGCGTCGCTGGCAGGCATTACGCGGCGTCCAAATCGTTCCGCACACCACAGCCCGCAACAAGATCGACCAGAACCTTGGTTTGGAAGCGTTGATCCCACCTGTTGTCCGTTCCGGTTCCCTACGTTTACCCACCCTGTCAGGGAACTGGAAGACGTTGGCGTTGGTGGACGAACTTGTCACCTGGACACGCGACAAAAAGAAAGGTACTGACCTTGCGATGGCGTTGTGGTTCATGCTGTTGAACGCACCCAAGTTCACACAGTCAAAACCGCCGCCCAGACTGTGGCGACCATCATTCCTTTTGGACGGATAATGATTTGCGAAAACTGTGAAACCGTGTTCGATCCGGTGGCGACACGATGGAGATGTCCGTCGTGCGGTCTCAAACATCATTGCTGCGGATAATGCTATCCTAGAGGCGAGAATGTCGGACGTTCGGAGCCTGTATGCGGACTATTGAAGAAATCGTCGCTTTATATAACCATCGGCGTCGTATCCTTGGCCCAGTCCATGACCAGATGCAAGCGGTTCGTGAGCTTGCACGCGGCGACGTAATCGTGCCGCTCAACGAGTTAGACGCGAACGCTCGCGCCTCCGTCGCCAACCTGCTGTCCATCGGCCTCGACCAAATGTCGATGCGGGTCGCATCCACCATGCCGACCCCGTACTTCCCGCCGATGAAAGAAGCATCGCAACGATCCAAAGACCTCGCGTCGCTCCGCAAAAAGACAATGATCTCATTCTGGGATCACAACCGGATGAACATGAAGTTGCGTCGCCGCAGCCGACATCTGCTCGGCTACAGCACGTCACCTGTCATCGTGAAACCGTGTTTCCGTACGAACATGCCGAAATGGCATCTCCGCAACCCGCTCGACACCTACCCTGCACCATCGGACGACATGGACAACCCGGTGCCGGACGATGTGATCTTCACCTACCGCAAACCGTACCAATGGTTGGTCGCCATGTACGGCCCGATGATTGACGGCAAACTGCGTGTCGGCGACCCTGATCCCGATACCATGTTCACCCTCATCGAATACGTTGACGCGGATTACATGGTGATTGGTGTGCTGGGCGCACCCGACGACCCGATGCTTCCTCCCGCGCAACGCGCCGGCATGGAAGTAATGGAGTTGGAACGTGTCAACAACCGGACTGGGATGCCGATGGCGGTCGTTCCGCAACGCATCACGATCGATCAGCCACGCGGACAGTTCGATGACATGCTCGGCATGTTCTACACGCGGGCACGTTTGCAGGCACTCACCGAAATCGCTATCGAACGAGGAATCTTCCCTGACGAGTATCTTGTTGCACGTCCTGGCGAGAACCCCGAACTAATCCAGATCGCTGACGGCAAAAGCGGTCAGCTCGGCATCATCAAGGGCGGCGACCTTCAGATCCAGCAGGTCAACCCCGGCTACAAGACTGAGCAGGCGTTGGACAGGATTGAACGCCAGGAGCGGTTGGAAGGTGCGATCCCTGCCGAGTTCGGCGGCGAGTCAGGCACGAACATTCGTACCGGCCGGCGAGGCGAGAACGTGCTGTCCGCAACGGTTGATTTCCGCGTGCAGGAAGCCCAAGAGATTTTGGCGTCGTCGCTGCTGGAAGAAGACAAGGTTGCTATCGCTGTTGACAAAGCGTATTTCGGTAACCAGCAGAAGTCGTTCTTCATCCCCGGTCGCGCCAATGTTGACAAAGCGGATTACACGCCGAACAAACTGTGGGAAACCGATTTCCACCATGTGTCGTACTCCGCTGCCGGTTCCGACGTAAACAACTTGATTATCGGTTTGGGTCAGCGGATGGGCACCGGCATGATGTCGAAAGAGTCGGCACGCGAAGCCGACCCGTTGATTGACGATCCAGAGATGGAACACGACCGGATCACCTCCGAAGGTGTCGAGGCCGCGTTGCTCGCATCAATCCAGCAGCAGGCGTCACAGCCTGACGGCCCATACCAACCCGCCGATCTTGCGTCGCTCGTCCGCAAGGTGATGGTTGAGAACAAGTCGTTGTTTGACGCTGTCGCAGAGGTCGATCAAGAGGCACGCGAACGTCAAGCCACCGAAGCCGAAGCGATGGCACCGGAAACGATGCCTGGTTTGGCGATGCCCGGTATGGGCGCGGAACAGCCGATGGCTGCACCTCCCCCCGGTGCTGGTGGCATCGAAGGTTTGCTTGCACAGTTGGGAGCGTAAATGTCTGACACAGGCCCATACCCGAACCGCAGCGATCTGCGTGACGCCGCTACCCGTCAGGTGCGGTTCACCGGCCAAACCTATGGTGAAGGCGCAGCGCAGGCACGCTCACAGCAGGCTGTCCCACCGGGGGCACCTCCTGCTGTCGTGCAGGGTCAGCAGATGGGCGCACAGGCTCGTCCTCGCCCTGGCGGCAACGGCGCGTTGGGACGCCCGACGGAACGCCCAGACGAACCGATCACCGCTGGCGCAGATTTCGGCCCCGGCCCGAACTCGATGCAGGCTGGTATCCGACCGCGTTTCATCCGTGAAGATGAGATTCAGCAACGGTTGATCCAGTTGTACCGTAAACACCCGAACGAAGGGCTGCGTCTTCTGTTGCGTCGATACACGGATATGCAGTTCTGATGGGTGTTGAGGACTCGCTGTACGACGACGAGCAGCAGTTACGTCGCGAACTCGTTGAAGAAGAATACGACGTTTTGCGGTATGTCCGCGAAGCGAACGAACAGCAAGCTCAGATCATCGATGACATTGTCGCGTTCGCCCCAAATGCACCGGGAGAACTGATTTACCCGTTGGCGATGGAGGTGCAGCAGGGCACCATGTCGTTGGAGGATGCAAGCCAGATGGCTGTGGACAGCGTCCAGTTCATGGGGCAGACCGCGATCGAACGTCAACCGGAACCTAAGAACTGGTGGGACAAGATCACCGAAACAGGTTTTGAAGCGTTGAAGACCGGCACCAAGTGGGGTCTTGCCGGTTTAGAGTTCTTGCCTCAGACGTTGACGAACTTGGCGTCTCGCCAATACCAAGGGTTGCAAGCGGGTGTCAGCCAGATCCCCGGCCAAGACGGTTTCGGATACGGCGACTACGAAGCACCAACCAAAGGTGTGTTCGATGGTTTGTTCGCCTCAACAGATCTTGGTGCGTTGTTGTCCGGCGCAGAGTCCGGCAACGGATATTTCATCGGTGAAGCAGCGAAAGAGTTCCAAGAGGAAAACGCCCGTGCATACCGGGGCACGATCAACGGTGAAGCGTGGACGTTGGGGCGCGGGTTCGCCAACAACTTCTTCAACCCAGATTCGCAGGCGTACAACATCACATCTGGGCTGCTTGATGCTGCCGCTGCTATCGCTGTCCCGTCAATCCCCGGTTCTAAAGCAGTAACTAAAACTGCTCGCGGTGTCGGCCGTACGGTCGGCAAAGCTGATGAGGCTGCTGCTGCGACGGAACGTGTGTTGCGTGCCGGTCGTGGCATGGTCGCGTTGCCAGGTTCTCGACGCGCACGTCTAGCTGGGGTCACTTATTCCAGCCGTCCGCACATTGATCGTTCTTCTGTTGGCCGTTGGTTGACTTCACGCCAAGGCGAGGCTGTCAAAGAACGCCTCGTCAACGTCAACAGCATCGAAGAAGCCAAAGACATGTTCCGCAACGCAGACGCCGACTTCTGGTTGCGTGTTGTCGAAGCCGACACCGTTGACAAAGTTGACGACCTGCTGAAAGATCGCCTCGGTCTAGAAGGTCTCGCACGCACCGACGACATCCGTATCGGACGTATGGCCGACCGCAGCCGCGCACGCCTCGGCATCCAAGACTCCCGCAGCATCGCCGGCAAACTCTTGCCTTCCCGAGTCAAGCAGGGGTACCAGTCATGGTGGGCACGAAACTTCGCACCTGTCGCAGGCCGTGAAATGGTTGTCGTTTCGGACGACATTCGTGACCTAACACAAACCATTGAGAACGCCAGCAACTATCTCCGCACGTTGCGTGTCGGCACCGCAGAACGCGACCAGATCCTTCGCACAATGACCCGAGCTTTGCTGTCACGCGGCGTTGACGGCAACATCCAAGACGCAATGAAAGCGTTAGACGACGCTGTAATCCGCGAACTCAGTTTGAAACGAGTTGGCCGTCAAGCCCGCAAACGTATCCAAGACGGCACAGCGACAGCAGACGACACAGCTGCTTTGGCAGCACAACAAAAGTTTCATCGTGACGTATTCGGGAATTTTCGTAGCGAGGTCGGCGAGTACGACTTATTCGGCAGAATTGACGAGTCTGGTAACACCGCTGTCATCAAAGGTTTGAACTTCACCGAAGACGGCGCAGTCATTGTCGACGCCAAAGGCGATCTGATATCCGCAACAGCACACCTACCATCGGAAATGCGTAAATTCGCTGGTTACATGCCTGACGCCCGTGCTGTCCGTCGCGCCAGCGCACGCTACGAATTCCTGTGGCAACGACGCGCAAAAGATCCCGAAAAGTGGGGCGATCCGAAACTGTACACAGCGTTGATGGACAAAATTCAGCAAGACGTGTGGCGTCCCGCAACGCTGATGACCGGCGGGTACATGTTCCGCAACATGATCGAGTCCGTCATCCGATCAATGGCAACACCCGGTATCAAGTCCGGCCCGCTGCATCCCCTTCAATGGATGCGCGCCGTGTCCGGTCGCACATTTGCTGGCGATGTCAACGGTGCAGGATTCGCAGAAAACGCTGCTTTCGCAGGACGCCGAACCAACCTCGACTTTATCGAAGCAACAAACGCGAAACCCCGTGAAGCTATCGACATTGTCGACGTTGAAAAAGCAGGGTTCCGCAGCGGCCACTACCGTCTTATCGCCCGCCCACGCGAAGCAGCACAAAACATGGACTATGTGCGTGGTGTCGCCAACGAACTCCGGTTGATGGCAAACACCCCGCTTGGACGAATCGCAGCAGACATCATGGAAATGGGCGGAAGCCGCGAAGAAGCCGTTGACACGATGCGCCGCTGGCTCACCGGAGACGCAGCCACCGACTCCGATTTCGTGTTCCGTTACGGCACCCGCCCCGGCCAAGGAAAAGAAGAACTGAAACGCATCAACTCGCTGTGGCAAAACAAACGCATACGTCGCCAAGACACAGACGAAGTGGTACGAGGCAGCATCAACTTTGTAGACGAAGCAGGCAACGTCGATCTAGAAAACCTGTCGGTGTACCTCAACGACGTGATCGTCACCCGTCTGGAACAGGTGACCGGCGGCAACAACGCGCTCATGTCAATGATCGCCAACTCGTTGCGTACAGGAACATTCTTAGACGAGGCCGGCGAAGTGAAACCAGGGTTCTTGGACAGCACCGGCATCGGCGCGCTCGATGTGGACTCGTTCGACTATTCCGAGGAGATGCTCGCCGAGATCGGCCGCCTTGTCAACGACCCCGACGCTGTCCTACCCGATCTGGTCAAAGCACCTGTCCCTGTTGACCAAGTGCCGTTCGGCAAAACCGGAACCGTTGTCGGTGACGCATGGCGCAAAACAATCGACCATTTCTTCGGGAACGTGTTCGGCAAGAAAGAAGCGTTCCTCAACCGTTCCCCGGTGTTCCGCAAGTATTACTACCTGCGTATCAACGATCTGATCGGCGACAAGGGCGCATGGGGTATCAAGCAGGGCACCGCACGGGACATCATCGCTAACGTCCGTCAAGGAACCGTCGATCTTGCAGAACGCCGCGTTTACGCTCTCAAAGCAGCGAAGAAAAACAAGGAAGGTAAGCGTTTCTGGAACGGTGTCGAAATTGACGATGCCGAATACAAACGCCTAGTTGACGAAGCCAACGATGAACTTGCCAAAGCAGAAAAAATCTTCAACGACGAATACGCCGCCAAATATGTCGGTTCGCGTGACCTGTGGGAAAAAATCAAAGCCCGCGCCGACGACGACAGCATCTTTGACGACGCCCTCGACAACGACCAGCTTGACATCGCAGCAAAAGCGTTCGCCCTAGAAGAAACCAAGAGCGTGTTCTTCAACGCTGCCGACAAGAACAACTTCGCGGACATCCTCCGCATCGCCGTCCCGTTCGGCCCCGCATGGGCTGAAATGACAAAGTTGTACTACAAGCAGGTTCTGTTGAAACCGAACCGCATCAAGAACATGGGTGTGTCAGCGCAAGGTTTCCGCGACATGGATCCCGATGGCGACGGCAAAGGTTTCGTCTACCCCGACCCTGTAACCGGCGAACTTGTGTTCAACTATCCGTTCTCTGATTGGATGATCCCGTTCGTCGGCGCAGGTGCAGGCGCAGTTCTCGGCGAAACATTCTTGGGTCGCGCTAGCCCCGTGCGAGGCGCGTTGGCTGGCGCAGCGGTACTTGGCGGTGCTGGTCTGCTTGCACGCGAAAGCATCTCCGAAAATCTCGGTGATATCAAACCGGAACTTGTCGCACCTGTCCGGTCGCTGTCGATGTCGTTCAACGTGTTGCCAGGATTCGGGCCAGCCGTGCAGATCCCCGCCAAAGAATGGTTGGGCAACAAACCTCAATACGACCAGTTGATGGAACTTATCTCGCCATTCGGGACGGAAGACCTCGGCATCGGCACTATCGCCCCCGCTTGGTTGGAAAAAGTGTACGAAGCTGTGTCAGCTGACCCTGACAACGACCGCGTCTACCTCGACTTGAAAATGGACGCATACCGCGCCCTGTTCACGTCCGGCGATTACGACAACACCAACGAAGAAGACATGGCACGCCTCGACGCTGACGCCGACTCCGTCGCCGCGTACCTTCTCGCATACCGTGGCTTCGCCCAATACCTCGGCCCCGTGCGAGGCAGCATCCAATTCAACATCCCCACCGAATTTGATGGCACCATCACCGTTGAAGATAAGCAGTACGACATCGAGGGCGATTACATCCCGAATGCTTTGCTGTCCGCAACATTTCGCGCCATGCAGGAATCCGACTACGAAAACGCGGTAGTTGACTTCCTGCGGACGTTCGGCCCCGACATGATGATGTACACCGTCGGAAAAACCCGCACTAAAACCCAAGGTCTGGACGCCTCTGCCCAGTTCGGCGACTGGGAACGACGCAACGGCGACATCATCCGAGCGCACAAAGACGTGTACGGGTACTTCGCTCCGATCGGCACCGAGTTCGACCTGCAAACGTATTTGCGCCAAATCGAGAGCGGGACACGCGAAAAGATCACCGACCCTGCCGAAATCCGGCAAGATGCAGAAGCAGTCGTCGGCAAAGCCCTTTACATGGATGCCGTCCGCAACCTGCCCCAAAACCTGTCCGACGCAGCAGAAATCGAACTTGGCTTGTACCGCGACATGCTCGAACGCAACCTTCCTGGTTTTGAGTTCGCCCCGATCAACATTCGGGAACGCGCACAAATCCTCGACCAGGTCATCAACGCAGCCCGAAGCCCTCTCCTCGACGGCAACGAAGTCGCAGAACCAGCCCGCCTATACATCAACTACCGTGAACAAGTCCTCGCCGAAGCAATCCTGCGTAATAATGGTGTAGAGACACAAGGTTTGCTCGGCCGTAAAGCAAACGCAGACCTCCGACAAGTCCTCCGACAATACGGCGATCAACTCGCCGGCAAATACCCAGAGTTCCAGCGCGTATATACGCGAGTGTTCTACGACGAAGTGGATGTACTGCAATGAGTAACGACGACACCAACATCCCAGTAATCCAAACTGACGGCATGCAGCCAGAAGAAGACATTCTTGCGCCGCCGTCAGTCCCGTCCGCGTACATTCAAGAAGATCCGTACAACCCCGATCCGCGTCCCGCATACGTCAACGGTGTGTACAACGCTTCTTATTCTGGCCCTGGCATTGTTGACCGTGACGGTCAACTTGTGATCGGCCCTGGCGACCAGCCGTACTACTACAACTTGAACAACGACCCGACAAAGACGTTCTTCGGAATGAGCGAGCAGCAACGCGCCACCATCCAAGACCGTATGGATGCACGCGGCATTTCGGTCAACACCCCCACTCAATACATCAACGCTCTCGGGTTCCTCATGGAACTCGGCAACAACATCGGTCGTGACTGGGAAACCGCGCTGACGAAACTGGAATCGATGACGCCGTTGCGGGAAGAAAAGGTGTACGCGCCTCGCTATCGGGTTACGTCGCCGGACGATATCCGTGCGGTCGCGGACGAATCAGCTCGGCGTGTGCTGGGACGCAAATTCACCGCCGACGAACTGAACCAGTTTGTCCAGTCGTATCAGCAGCAAGAAGTCGCATATCAGCAGGCGATGGAAGGTTCTGGTGTGGTCACTTCCGCACCGAGTGTTGGCACGGCAGCGCAGACGTTCGCGGAACGTGTCGATCCGTCACAGGCAAACGCTTACCGTTTCCTTGGTTTCTTCGATCAGTTGGCCGGCAGTCTTAGGAGCAGAATCTGATGACCGACATTGAGTACCTTCGCCAGATAGCAAATCTTCTCAACGAAGACGCTGCCGCGTACCTGCTAAACCCCCAAGATTTCAATAGAAACGATCTTCCGTTCAGCAATGCTGTGCGCGACGCTCTTGACGCTGTCCGTAACAATCTTGGTGGCGCAGACCGTCAACGGCTAGGGCAACTTCGTTATGTCGTCAAAGACCCCAACGATTACGGCGATGACATCAGAAGTATCTACGACATCCAAGGTGAGGCAAAAAACAATCCCCAGCCGTCGCAACCCGAAATTGCTGGGTTGCCAACCTACACGCAGTATTCTTCGAACAATGCAGTCGGCACCGAATCAGCCGGTGGCATTGTCCGACCGGGACGCGAACAACCAGCTTCTACACCGGAAGACCCTTTGGGGCGCCCCACCGACGCAGGCGGGTTCGGCCAAGGCGAAGATCGTCGCCCTCTAGCAAGCCTGTTCGCTAGCGACAGCGAACGCGATATCCGTATCCGCGCCATCGCCCGTTACCTGTCGCCCGGAGCGCAAGAATATTTGCGTCGAGTTGGTATCTCCGGCCGTTACGACCGTCTCGCATTGCCACAAGGCGTCACCGCCGACGGCCGTGGAGTCCTCGACCGTCTACTGGCTGGCGAAGATTTAGACCCGTCAAACCTAAATATTGGTGGTGTTGTCGCACCGGGCAGAGAAACAGGCCGAGGGCTGCGAGAAGCGATTGACTCGGTTGACGCCATCATCGCTGACCGTGAAGCACCCCGCCCGTATTACGACCCTGTCGTGTCCGGCATCGTCTATCTCAACCCGACAGAAGCAGACCAACGCGGGCTGACGAACACCGAGTTAGACCCCGTCGCTGTTGAACGCCGATACGGCACAGGCGCAGGAGATATCGAACCCGGAGAGTTGTCACGTCCCGGTATGGGTGGCGCACAGGGTGTTATCACCGCAGACGAACAGGCACTTCGGGATCTTCTGGTTCCTGGTGCTTCCGGCCAAGTCAATCAAGAAACTCTTGAACAGTTTTACGGCGATACTGTTACGACAGTAACCGTAGATGGCGATGGTGAAGATGGTGTCGGCGGGGCCAGCGATGTTTCCGCAGAACCAACCGCGCTCGACCAAGCAATCCCTGAAGACTGGCGAGACGCAGCACGCGAGGCATACCCTGGCTACTACGCCATCGTCCGCAACATTCCCGAAATCGCCGAACTACTAGAAGACGCGATCGCTGAAGGATTCACCGAACAAGAATTCCAAGCACGGCTAGAACAAACAAACTGGTGGAAACAAACCACCGCATCAGCCCGCGAATGGGACATCAACGGTGAACGTGACCCCGCGTCACAACAAACCCAGATTGACAACCGTGTCGCCCTCATCCGACAAGTCGCCCTCGACTCGTTCGGAGTACGGCTCGGCGCAGACTCCCTCAACGAACTCGCCAACGACAGCCTCCGACTCGGATGGACACAACAGTTCCTACTCAACGCCATCGGCGACGTAGCAACCCAATCCACCGCAGGCGTATCCCAGCTCCGTGCCGGTTACGTCGGTCAACAACTACGCCAAACCGCGAACGACTACGGGATCGCCATATCTGACAACACTTTCAACAAGTTCGTCAACCAGATCGCTGTCGGCCAAGAAACACAAGATTCGTTCCAACAGTACGCACTCACCCAAGCAAAAAACCTGTTCCCGTCCGTGTCCGATCGTCTCGACGCCGGCGAAACCTTCCAACAGATCGTTGACCCGTACCGTGAACAGGCAGCACGACTACTAGAAATCGACCCTGACGAAATCGATTTCACCCAGTCTGAGTACGTCAAAGCGTTGACCTACCAGGATGAACGCGGCGAGCAACGGCCAATGTCGTTCACAGAGTTCGGTGATTACATTCGGCAAACACGTTCGTTCGGTTACGAGTACACCGATCAAGCACGAAACAAGGCGTACCAGGTTGCTAACGATCTGGCGAACCTGTTCGGGAAGGCGTAACAATGAGCATGACAGAAACTCAACAGTCCGCGTACGACGTAATCAACGATCTTCTCCGCATGTACGGACTGGAAGAACTCACGACGTTTGTCGGGAACATCATCACTCAAAGCGATGTTGTTGACACGAACGTGCTGCTCGGTGAGATCCGTCAACAACCCCAGTACCAGCAACGGTTCGCTGCGAACGAAGCCCGTCGCCGTGCAGGACTCAACGTCCTATCAGAACAGCAGTACCTCGCGTTGGAAAACACCTACCGGCAGTACATGCGTGCATCCGGCCTGCCAGCAAACTTCTACGACAGCAACGACGACTTCCAAAACCTGATCGCTAACGACGTGTCACCTGGCGAGTTTGCAGAACGGGTGAATCAAGGCTACGAAGCTGTACGTTTCGCCGATCCGACCGTCATCGCCCAAATGCAAGAACTGTACGGGGTCAGCGAAGGCGACCTCGCCGCATACTTCCTCGACCCAGAGAAGGCCACCCCTGTTCTGCTGCAACGCGCACAAGCCGCTCAGACAGCCGCAGGAGCCGCACAGGCCGGTATGCAACTCACAACTGAAGAAGCGGAACGTCTCGCCCAAGAAGGCATCACACAGCAGCAGGCACGCGCAGGAGCAGCGGCAATCACCCAAGCCGAAGAACTGTTCCAACCCACCACAGGCGAACAAGACGGCGCGTTCACCCGCGAAGAACAATTAGGTGCCGTGTTCGGAACAGATCCGGCAGCAGCGCAACGTCTTCGTCAACGCCAACGACGCCGGCAAGCAGCGTTTGAAGGTGGCGGCGGGTTCGCCCAAGGTGCCGGTGGACAAGTCACAGGGTTGCAATAACACACAACATCTTGTGCTACAATTTCTGACGATGCCAAGATATGGCAGGAACCCCGCACAGCGGGAGAAATATGCAGCACCGTCATCTGCCTCCGGGTGACGGTTGGGCGAAGGAGTGTACATATGGACAGCGACATCGACCGCGATGACGAGCAAGAAGGCCGCAATCCGCTACGCGACCGGATGAAGCAGCTAGAAGCCGAAAACGCTGAACTGAAAGCGCGAGCCGACGAGGCATCCGCAGCAGCCCGCGAACTGGCGTTCGTGAAGGCCGGAGTAGATCCGAACCTTCCCGTCGCCAAATACTTCATGAAGGGCTACGAAGGAGAACTCACCGCAGACGCGATCAGAGAAGCCGCGATCGAAGCACAAATCGTGAAAGACACACAAGCCGAGCAAGTCCAGGCCGAAGCGAAAACGTGGGATCGTTCCACACAAATCGCAGCGGACTCGTCAAGCGAAGCCCCAATGGATTTCTCGACACGCATCAGTCAGGCCAAAACCCCTGACGAAGTGATGCAACTGCTGTCCGAAGCAAAAGCCCAAGCACGCTAGCCCCCTAACCGGGGCTACAACCCGGAAGGACAGCCACAATGGCTTACACCCAGACCTCATCCCTTTCTGTTGACCAGCAGGCGTTTGATCGGCTCGCATACTTTGCGCTCCGGTCGGAACTGCTGTTCGACGCCGCCGCTGACGTGATGCCGACCAACCAGTCGATGCCCGGTTCAACGGTGACGTTCACCATCTTCAACGACCTCGCAGCCGCAACGTCGGCACTCACCGAGGACTCCGACGTGACCGCCGTCGCCATGAGCGACAGCCAGGTCACCGTGACCCTCGCCGAGTACGGCAACGCGGTGCTGACCACCGCCAAGCTGCGTGGCACCTCGTTCCTCGATGTCGATACTGTTGCAGCCAACGTCGTTGGTTACAACGCCGGCATCTCGATCGACAGCGTCATCCGTGACGTTCTGTCCGGCGGCTCCAACGTCGTGTACGGCGGTGGCGGTGCAAGCACCCCGACCTCGCGCACCACGGTCGCTGTCGAAGACAAGATCGAAGCGAACGACATCCGCAAGGTGACCGCCCAGTTGCGTGGCGACAACGTCCCCACCTTCAACGGCTTGTACATGGCGTACATCCACCCTGACGTGTCGTACGACCTCCGTTCGGAGACCGGCGCAGCAGCGTGGCGTGACCCGCATGTGTACGTCGACACCGACATGATCTACAACGGTGAGATCGGCGCGTTCGAAGGTGTGCGTTTCGTTGAGACGCCCCGCGCCAAGGTGTTCGTGGACGCTTCCGATGGTGCCGGTTCTGCCGGTGACATCGACGTGTACTGCACGCACGTCATGGGCCGTCAGGCTCTCGCCAAGGCACACTCGATCACCGACGGCAACGGCCCGCTTCCGAGCATCGTCCGTGGCCCTGTGGTTGACACCTTGGAGCGTTTCCAGCCGATCGGTTGGTACTGGTTGGGTGGCTACGGCCGGTTCCGCGAGGCTTCGCTTCGCCGGATTGAGTCGTCGTCCTCGATTGGCGCGAACAGCTGATCCGAGTTCCCTCAGGCATCAGCCCCCTGCTTCGGCGGGGGGCTTTTGCCGTTGTGGGGGTCGGTTTGGTGCTACAATGACGGGTGCGGTCTAGACCACCTGGAGTGATTTGATGAGCATTTCTAACTATCTTGAAGATCAGTTGTTGGATGCGACGGCTGGGTCGTCGTATGCTTCGGCTGGGACGTATTTGCAGTTGCATACTGGTGATCCTGGTGAGGATGGTACGGCGAACGCTGCGTCTGAGTCGACGCGGAAGGCTGTGTCGTTTGCTGCTGCGTCTGGCGGGTCGATGGCGTCGTCTGGGACTGTTGAGTGGACGAATGTTGCTGCGACTGAGACGTATACGCATTGGTCGTTGTGGGATGCGTTGTCTTCTGGTAATGCGTTGTGGTCGGGGGCGTTGGCGTCGTCGGCTGCGGTGGTTGCGGGGGACACGTTCCAGATCACTTCGTTGACTTTGACTCTGGACTGATGGCGACTTCTTTCCCTTCTTCGTTGGATTCGTTTACGAATCCGTCTGCTTCTGATGCGTTGGATTCTGTGTCGGTGCCTCATGCGGATCAGCACGCGAATTTGAATGATGCGATGGAAGCGGTGCAAACAAAGTTGGGGACAGGCGCGGGGACTATC